GTGACATTGCAAATCAGGGTGACGTTGTACGCATCCAAAAAGAACCAGACGTAACTGTTAACGCACTACAGCGTCACACAGGTATTTCTGTAGAGAAGTTAGATGACACTGATTTCTCATTAACCGTTGACAAAGCTAACTATTTTGCTTTTAAAATGGATGACATCGAAGAGCAGTTCTCACATGTTGACTTCGTAAGTATGGCAGCAGACAGAGCAGCCTACAAAATGGCAGACGCTATTGACGTAGATGTTCTATCTTACATGTCAGGCTATGACACATCTGGAGCATTAATTACTTCCACTTCAGGTGACGCACAGCATCCAACGTCTGGCGAAATAAATGGTGAGTTTTTAAAGACTAACCAGTTAGACGCTACTGATATGGCAGCATTAGGATCAGCAGACTCTGCATCAACAGCATACGCTACTGGGGACTCTATCCCAATGGCAACACGCTTACCAGGTGCAACCTCTCTATCATCAGCTACTGTATCTCCATTAACAGTCATCGCACGTATGGCACGTCAAATGGATACAGCAAATGTTGACTCACGTGATCGTTGGTTGGTAGTAGATCCAATATTCATGGAAATGCTAAAAGATGAAGATTCACGTCTTCTCAATGCAGACTTTGGTGGAGCAGGACTACAAAATGGCTTGGTTGCAGGAAACATTCATGGTTTTAAAGTGTACGTTTCAAACAACCTACCTGCTAAAGGTACAGGTGCAGGTGCATCAGGCGCACTAGCACAAGACACAAACTATGGTGTTATCTTGGCTGGACAAGCAGAAGCTGTAGCAACCGCAGAGCAAATGAACAAAGTTGAGAACTATAGAGATCCCGACTCATTTGCAGACATTGTACGTGGTATGCACCTATATGGACGTAAGATTCTACGCCCACAAGGATTGGTGTCAGCTATTTACAACGTAGCATAATAAAAGTAACCTTAGAGGCTGGCTACATGCTGGCCTCTTTGTACATTTAACAAAGGAACATTTTCATGGGTACTATTACTACAGAGATGTGTAACAGCTTCAAAACAGAGCTTCTTGGAGGTGTTCACGATTTAGACACAGACGTATTAAAGTTAGCTTTAATCAAACCATCCCCTACAGGAAACTTTAATAAAGCCACAACTAACTACTCAAATCTTACAAGTAGTTCAGATGAAGCAACAGGAACAAACTACAGTGCAGGAGGACAGGTACTTGACTCTCCTGCAATAGCTTTGTCTGGAGATACAGCTACTTTAGACTTTGCAGATGAAATATTTTCTAATCTAACATTATCTGCTGCTGGAGCTTTGCTATATAATTCTTCTACCAAAGCAAGTGTTGCAAATAGGGCTATAGCAGTTTTTTCTTTCGGAGCAACAGTGGCTGCAACAGCAGGTGATTTTACAGTTATTTTTCCTACGGCTGATGCCTCCAATGCAGTAATACGTATAACATAATTAGGAGATTAGTATGGCCTTAGTTGTTGCTGACAGAATACAGGAAACGACAGCCACCACTGGTACAGGAACTTACAATCTAGCAGGGGCTAAAACAGGTTTTGCTAGTTTTGCTGGTGTTGGTGATGGTAATACAACTTATTACGCCTGTACTGATGGTACTAATTTTGAGGTAGGCATTGGTACATTTACTGCCTCTGGTACGACTCTTGCACGTACTACTATATTATCAAGCTCTAACAGTAATAATGCAGTGTCTTGGAGTGCTGGTGATAAGGATATTTTTGTTACGTTACCCTCTGAGAAAGCAGTATTGGAGGATGCATCAAATAACGTTACAACTGGCGGCACAGTAAATGGTAGAAATTTATCAACAGACGGAACTAAACTTGACGGCATAGAAGACAGCGCAACAGCAGACCAAACGGCTGCAGAGATCAGGACACTTGTAGAAAGTGCTACTGACAGCAATGTTTTTACAGATGCTGATCATACTAAATTAAACGGTATAGAAACTTCTGCTACAGCAGACCAAACAAAGTCTGACATTGAAGGATTAGGCATTGACTTACCAGCCGCAAACCTAACAGGAACTATACCAGCGGCACGACTATCTACAGCTACTACTCAGGCTGAATCAGATGACTCAACAAAAATAGCTACAACTGCTTATGTTGTTGATAAGATTACCACGCTCATAGGTGGCGCACCAAGTACGCTTAATGACTTAAATGAACTTGCTGCTGCTATCAATGACGATGCTAATTACAACAGTACCCTCACGACTGCCTTGGCTACAAAGTTACCTTTGTCTGGTGGTGCTATGACAGGTGCTATCACTACTAACTCAACTTTTGATGGTAGGGATGTAGCTACTGATGGAACTAAACTTGACGGTATAGCTGCAAGTGCTAATAACTACACTCACCCAAATCATAGCGGTGAAGTTACATCGACAGCCGATGGTGCTACAGTCATAGCTGACAACGTAGTAGACGAAGCAAACCTCAAGGTAAGCAACACACCAACAAATGGTTATGTCCTAACAGCACAATCTGGTAATACAGGTGGTTTAACCTGGGCGGCAGGTGGTGGTTATGCTGACAGCGATGTTGATACTCATTTAAATCAAGCAAATGCAGCAAATGGTAAATATTTGGGATGGAATGGTTCTGATTATATTTGGACAACTTTGTATCACTCAGGTTCAAACGCTCAGTTTCAGCAATTAACAGCAAATAGTACTTTCAACGCCACTTCTACTGCAAATTTTAGCAGTACTGTAAATTTTAATGGAAACTTGACGTATTTTGATGGAAATACTATTAATGCTCCATATGCTACACTTACAGCAAACAATTTAACCGTTAACAATAATATAACTTGCAGTAACACAGTAACAGCAAACACTTTTAACGCTACTTCAGACGCAACCTTAAAAACAAATATAGCTCCAATAGAAAATCCCTTGGCTATTCTTAAAAAAATAACAGGCGTTTCTTTTGATTGGAAAAATAACGAAGGTAGTGCCGAAGGTGTATTAGCTCAAGATGTAGAACAAGTCCTGCCCAACGCTGTTAACACAGATGAAGAGGGTAAGAAGTCAGTTAGTTATAACAATCTAGTTGGTGTACTTATTGAAGCAGTCAAAGGCCAACAAGAGCAAATCAATAATTTGAAGGACAGGTTAAATGGGCTTTCAAGTTAACGGCACAGAATACATTAATAATAGTGGTGTTTTTACCAATGGTTTAAAAACAGCTCTGAATCAATCAATGGCTGGCACTGGCGCAATAACAACTGGTCAACCTGCTACATATGGAACAAATTATGGTTATATAGGTAGCATAAATGCAGGTGTGGCTTATAATCAAAATTTTACACCTAGCGGCAATTTGGGTTTTTCTTCAAGTAATAGTAGACGTGGGTGTCAGATTGGCTCGACCATTACAGCATATTACGTAGGATGGAACCCTCCACAATTTACCTATCTTTATTCCATGACAGTATCCAGTGGACTTTTAAGTAGCGCAGTCATTGCAAGAGCATCAACTGGAAGTGGAACTTTGAGAGCAATTTCACCTGGAGGGATTGACCCAAGCACAAATCAAAATGTATTTCAACTTTTTATAAGGATTGCTTGATGGGATTTCAGGTTAATGGTTCCACAATAATAGATAGTTCAAGAAACTTTGCATCGTCTGCTTTTCCAAAAACAGTTAACGGTCAATCAATAATTGGTTCTGGAGAAATGCAGTACGTTCGGCCTACAACTAATCATGTTGTGGGTGATTTTATTATATCAGGAGTAAATCAAAACAGTATTAACTCAACTTTTGTTGGAGGAACAAGCCACGCAGGAAGTATTTTTTCCTACGAAAACGACCAACCGTTTAGAGCCTATTGGTTATACACTTCAACAACATCACATGCCATGACCCTTGCAGGGACGTGGAGAGTATGCAGTTATGCACTTCAGGCCGAATATAATAATTACACGGTTAATTGTATGTGGGCGAGAAGTGCATAATGGGATTTCAAATTAACGGCACAACAGTTCTGTCTTCAGCTGGGATACAAAATGTGGCATCTCCTGCTTTTAAAACTTTAAACGGAATAAGCATTTTAGGTAACGGAAATATTTCAGATTTTTATGGAGAAAGTCTAGAACACAATAAGGTAGGTTCTTTTACTGTTGCTTCACATAGGGCATTAAACCAATATGTTGCCAATCCGACTGTTAATACTAAAGCAAGTCAAGCAGAACTGTATAATATGACTTCCGCTGCTCCTTTTTATGGTGGCAACTCTGGTAGGTACGTGGGTGTTTATACTGGAAACTTTTCAGCAAGTCAGCTTTATGGTTCTGTAGAAACTTATACTTCTGGCGGTACTGGGCAATTTGTCATTTCTATTGATTTTTATTCGAGTGCAAGTGTTAGTACAAACCTAGCAACTGGAACGGCTGCTCCTTATTATAATATTTCTGGAACTTGGAAATTAAAAGTTCCACAGCTTGCATTTGCAAGTTCGTCTTACGATACTCCAGGTTTATTTCAGAGGGTTGCATAATGCCAGAATTTAAAATTGAAGAAATAAAAAATGCAAAATCTTTAAATGAAGAAAATAGTATTTTTGATGTAGAGATAAACCACCCAAATTTTGGTTGGATACCTTATACTTTAAAGCCAGATGATCCAGATGGTACAATAAGTAATTCTGAGTTATTATCGATGATTGGGTCTGATTATGCTGCTTTTGTGCCGCCTACTTCTGAAGAAATTATTACTCAACAGGCCGCTGAGATAAGAGACACAAGAGATACTAAATTAAAAAACAATGTTGACCCAATAGTTTCTAATGCTTTGCGATGGAGTGAGCTTACAGAAGAAAAGAAAACAGCATGGACTGAGTATCGCAGAGCATTGCTTGACATAACTAATCAATCAGGTTTTCCGCAAAATGTAACTTGGCCTACTTGCCCAGAACCAGAAGTTCCTCACTAAATGTTTGGTATTCACCCTATTGCTGCAGCACCGTTTGCTGATGTAGGTGTTATAGGTCCGCTAGATGTTACCACTCTTGCTTCTATCTCTGCAAGTTTTTCTGTTAATCCACCAACATTAGACGCACTAGGATTTATTACACTACAAGGTACTTCTGCTACAACAGCGGTCACTTCTTTTACCACTTCTACATCAGCAAGTAAAACTCTTTCTGGATTACTTAGTACCACAAGCCTAAATTCAATAACTCCATCAATTACAGCTAATGTAACATTTAATTCAGTTATAGGTTCGTTTACTCCTAATGTTCCTAGTATACAAGGTAAGGCAACAACAACTTTAACAACGCAAGTCTCAAATACTTCTACTGGTACTACTAGCGTTAGTTCAAAAGTTAATAAAATAACACCCTCTGTTTCTGCTGTAATAGCTAACATAGCTCCTACAATAACATGTCCAGTAGTATTAGCTTTAGGTAATGTTAATGCTACATTTGCTCAAAATCTATCTGATCCTACTGGTGTAACTTTTGATTATGGTACAATAGCAGAAAAGTTTGATAGAAGTAGGGCGGTAGTAATATTACCTTTTCCAGTAGGCAACAGAACAGTTGTAGTAAGGGCTGAAAACAGAACTGTTGTTATACCTCCAGCAAATAGAAACAACGTAGTATATATAACTAATTAAGGATAAGACATGTCTTACAAATGGCCTGAAAAAGATCCTGACGAAACTGCAGATTTTAGCGTAGACTGGTCTAGGTTTTTAGGTAGCGATTCAATAGTATCTACAACATTCTTTATTGATGATGCAAGCGGAACTAAGACTCAAGTATCTACTGCTCAAGTCGTTAATGGTCTACAATTTTTAGCATCTACTGTTGCTGGAAATGTAGCTACCGCACGTTTTGGTCAGGGTATAAATAATTTAAGATACAATGTTTCTTGTCGTATAAATACAACACAGGGTTTAACATTTGAAAGATCTGTGACATTACCTATTAGGAATAGATAAATGGCTTATAATTTTATTGGTTTAGTTAACGATATTAACAACAGACTAAATGAAGTAGCATTAACTGAATCAAACTTTGAAGCTGCTACTGGTTACTATAGTTTAGCAAAAGACGCTATAAACTCAGCAGTAAGACATATTAATCAAGAAGAATATGAATGGCCTTGGAACCATGTACAAGAAGAATTACAGGTAGCTGTAGGTAATATGAAATATTTTTATCCAACAGATGCTAAAACAATAAATATGAATTCTTTTCGTGTAAAGAGAGATAATACTTTAGGTACAGGAACAGAAAAACTAAAGAATTTAGTATATGAAGAATGGTTAGAAAAATATGCTGACGATGAATTTAATTCAGATGCAAGTCTACGAGGTATACCTACACATATTATAAGAACTCCAGGCAGAGAGCTTATTTGTCACCCTATTCCTGATAAAGCATATACTATAGTTTATGAATATTACACCTTTGGTTATGATTTAGAAAGTGCTTTAGATGTTCCATCATTACCAGAGCAGTACAGGTTTGCGATAGTTGATGGTGCAATGTATTACGCATTTCAATTTAGAGGGGATACACCAGCAGCAGATGTAGCTCTGAAGAAGTTTACAGAACAAATAAAATACTTACGTTCCATAAATATAAATAGAACACCATACCTAAGAGATACAAGGGTACACTTTTAATGGCAACACAATGGACTACATTTCCTATGGAGTTCAAAGGTGGGTTAATCTCCAACCTTACTCCATTACAACAGGGTACTAATGCTGTAGGTTCCGCTACTATTTTACAGAACTTTGAGTCTGATAGAGAAGGTGGTTACAGTAAATTACAAGGCTATACTAAGTTTAGTACAACAGAAGTTCCGGGTACTGGGGAAGTTCTCGCTATGAAAGTTGTATCTTCTGGTAGAGTTGTAACAGCTAGGAAGATGGACACAGCTACTGTAACACAATATCAGACGGCTACATCTACAGTAAATGGTGCAGTTTCTAGTGCCACAGCAGTAGCCCTTGATAATAACACTGCTACCGCTATAGTAAATGGTGCTATTACTTCAAATACCTCCATAGCCGTGGACAGAGTACGTGCCTTTACAGGTTTAACAGGAACAGCTTCTGGTACTGGTTCAAGCGCTACCTTTGATATTACAAATACAAATGGTACATACACAGCAGCGTTAAATGCAGCAGGTACAGCATACGCACCTAATGAAACAGTAACGGTAGTAGGTGCAAACTTGGGTGGTGCTACTACAGCAAACAACGCAACTGTTACAGTTACTGGTATTGCTCCCACTACACACACCACACCAGCAAATACTTACAATGGCCCAATACTTGAAGGTAATGGTTTTACTTTTAATGTTACTAGAACTGGTACAGCCTATACTATGGCTATTGTTAATGCAGGTACTGCAGGTTATCAAGTTGGAGAAACTATTACTGTGCTTGGTGCAAACTTAGGTGGTGCTACCTCTGCCAACAATGCAACCATTACAATAGATAGTGTAAACAATGTTCCTAAAACTTATACAAATCCAACTCAGTCTGGGTATAGTGGTTCTGGTAGTAGTGCTACATTTAATGTTTCTAGATCTGCTGCAACTACTCAATTTGCTGTAACTGTTGTTAATAGTGGTGGTAACAAGTATGCACTTAACGGTGTAACAAACCCAACATTAACACTTGTTCAAGGCACTACTTACACTTTTGACGTAAGTGATAGTAGTAACACTGGACACCCCTTCAGGTTTAAAGATGCTAGTGGTAATACCTTAACTGCAGGAATAACTATAAATGGAACAGCAGGACAGGCAGGGGCAACAGTAACTTATGCAGTTCCTAGTTCTGGAACTATGCCAGCATTGTACTATTGTACTATACACGGCAACGCTATGGGAAATACTATAACTACTGCAGGTTCAGCTTCTGCTGAGTATACTGTAGCTGTTTCTGCTGGAGGATCAGGATTCACAGCTAATGAAACTATTACAGTTGTTGGTACACAGCTAGGAGGTGTTACCACAGGTAATGATGCAACTATAACAATAACTTCAGTAGATGGTAGTGGTGTTATAACAGGAGCTACAATAGCAGGTACGCCTGTAATAAGTGGTACTGTAGCAACTGCAAGCATTTCAGGTACTGCTGTAAACAAAGGTCCAATAACAACTATAAGTGTTGCTGGTACTGGAGCATCTTTTGGTACTATTACTAAAGGTATGAAAGTAACTGGTAATGGTATTAGTGGTATTGTAACTGTAAAAACAGTAACAAACCAAAATAGTATTATTCTTGACAAAGTAGTGTCTTTAGCTGACAATGCTGTTCTTAGTTTTATTACTAATATAAAAGCTGGTATGTATGTTACAGGTTCAGGTATATCTGGTGATGTAAAAGTATCCTCATTAACAAATCAAAACAATATTGTACTAGACTCAGCACAATCCATTTCTAATAATACTGTTCTTACTTTTGGTACGTTTTCTTCTAGTCAAGTTAACAAAACTTTATATTTTCATGGCACAGGAAGTGAACAAACTGGTGATGTTTTATCTTGGCCTGAAATAGGAATAAGTACATCTACAAATACAAATAAAGTAAGATACGCTTCTTTTAATTTTACCCAAGAAGATAAAACTATATTTGTTGATGGTAAAAGTTTTCCTATGGTATATAATGCTAGTGGTAATACTACAGTAAATTTATCAAGTGCAAACAGTTCAGATGTACAGGGTGCAGAAATTGCAGCAGTATTTAAAAACCATGCTTTCTACTCCAAGGGCAGTAAGATATTCTTTACAGCACCTAACACAGTAGATGACTTTGCTACAGGTAATGGTGCTGGTACAATAAATGTAGGTTTTAATATTACAGGTATGATAGGCTTTCGTGAACAGCTTATCATCTTTACTACAGACACAATTAAGAAACTTGTAGGTACTACTTCATCTGACTTTAAGCTAGAACCTATAACAGATAGAATAGGTTGTATCAACCCAGATAGTATACAAGAATTTGGTGGTGACGTAGCATACCTATCTCCTGATGGTGTACGTTTACTTAGTGCTACTGATCGTATTGGTGACTTCGCTCTTGACATTGCATCTGATCCCATTTATAAAGATGCTAATGAGTTTATATCACAGACAGACACATTTTGTTCTGTGTTGGTTAGAGGTAAATCTCAATATAGATTATTTGCTTATGTTCCTACCGTACAAGCAGCAAGTGCAACAGGTTTAATAGCTACTAAATTTATTGCTCAAGGTGGTAGCGGTATAGCATGGTCAACAACAAAAGGACTAAAGGTAAACGTAGCAGATAGTACATACTCAGGCGCACAAGAAACTATTATGTTTGGTAATGATGATGGCTTCTGTTATGTTATGGACTCAGGTAATTCTTTTGATGGCTCTTCTATTGAGGCTATATACGAGTCTCCCTTTATGCCAATTACAGATCCACAGTTACGTAAAACAATGTATAAATTAACGTTGTATGCACAACCTACAGGAACAATGAATATATCGCTTAGTCTTAAATTAGATTTTGACTCTGCAAATGATCCAGGAGTTGTTCAACCAGCAGTCATACCAATTCAATCAAGTAGTTCAGGTGCAATATTTTTATTTGGTGATAATACCTCTATATATGGTACTGCTACTTTTGGTGGTGTACTAGATAAAATATATCAAGAAAATGTTATTGGTTCTTTTAAAACATTCTCAATGCGTATTACAGATAACTCAATAAATCCAACCTTCACTCTTGACACAGCAGTGCTTGAGTACAGACAAAATGATAGGCAGTAACAATGGCAGGTTATACAAGACAAGCAACAGCTAATATTACCACAGGAAGTGTTATTGACGCTGATGATTTCAACGATGAGTACAATCAAGTACAGTCAGCATTCAATGCTAGTACTGGTCACACCCACGATGGTACTGCAGCAGAGGGCGCACCTATTGAAAAGATAGGACCATCACAAGACGTAGTAGCTACAGCATCTGTACTTAGACCTAAAACAACTAACACTGTAGATCTAGGTACAACAGCACTACAATACAAAGATGCTTTCTTTGATGGTACAGTTAAAACAGACACACTTACTGTAGATGAGAATGCTACCATAACAGGTAACCTAACTGTTAACGGTACTCTATCATCTGCTGGTGGTGGTGTTATGTCTAACTTTATCTTGGAAGATGGTGATGGTAGTGAAGTTACTATAGATGATGGTAAAGAAGTTAAGTTCGTTGAAGGAGATGGCATAGACGTAAACTGGACTGATGTATCAACAGGTTCAGATGCAGATCCCTATGATTTAACTTTCGCTTTAAAGACGGATAGAAGATCAAGTAGCAATACGGATATATATACTGGTAACTCTAGCGATTACATTTTCTTTGATGCCAGTCATGGTATACGTTTCTATACTGCTGGTGCGGAGGATATGAGACTTGAAGATGATGGTGACCTGCATGTAGATGGTAACATTACAGCGTACTCCACAACAGTTTCAGACCAAAGACTAAAACATGATATAGAAAAAATAGATAGTGCTTTAGATAAAGTGTCTCAACTAAGTGGGTATACATTTAGTTACAATAAGGATGATAAAAGGTCTGCTGGTGTAATTGCACAAGAAGTTGAAAAAGTATTGCCATCTGCTGTAGAAAGTAAATCACTAGCATTTCATGGAGAGGAAAATATTGAGTATAAAACAGTACAATATGATCAACTTCATGGACTACTGATAGAAGCAATTAAAGAATTAAAAGAAAAACTAGATGAATGCAAATGCAAAAAGTGTGAGTGTGAGTAATGACTCTACCAAGTAGTGGCGCTATAAGTTTGAACCAAATACATGTTGAAGCTGGTGGTTCTAGTGGCTCTCAAGCGGCTATGAATGATAGCGATATTCGTACTATGATTGGTAAAGGTTCTACATCACAAAATTCTTTTAATGAGTACTATGGTGTTTCTGCAGCAGCACCTTCTGGCACTTATATAGGCAGAACGATTACAACTGGTAATGGTTTTCCTGCAGGTTATGTAACGTTAAGTTCTGGCTCAAAGTTAGTTGTTGTTACCTGTCAACTAGCAGGACCAAACAATACGTATGTAAGTCTAGGCGGTACAAATATGACACTTGCCGCTAAAATGGAAGGTGCAGCAAGTGGTGGAGTTTGGCCCGGAGGGGTTACATCAGCAGTATATTATCTGGTTACTTCTGCATCTGGTTCTACTTATATTGGTGGGAATGGGGGTAGCGGTAGGTCTGTGACACATACTTGGGAAATAACTGGATATAATAGTTCCACTCCTGTTTCTACAGCAGCAGTACAAAATACTAACTCTAACAGTTACTCTAAAGTTATTTCGCTTTCAACGCAGTATAATGGAATAAGTATTGGTTCAGGTGTTTCTGAAGATACTACACCAGCAAACAATGGTGGTATGTCGGTTAGCAACTCTGATAGTTTGCAGCAAATAGACTTAGAAAGTGCTACCAACCACTATACTTGGAGAGATGAAAATACAGGATCAGGAACTACTAATTACACTGTAACACATAACGGCACAGGCAGTGGCTATAATAACACTTCAACTATCCTTCAATTAGCAGCGGCACATTGGAAATGATAACACCAGAAGAATTAGAAGCTATGCTAGATCGTGCAGCAAAGCGTGGTGCTAAGATGGCACTACGTGAAGTAGGACTGCATGATGATGATGCTCGTAAAGATATAACAGAAATGCGTAACTTACTAGAAGCATGGCGTGACACACGTAAAGGTGTGTGGTCAACTATGGTCAAGATGTCAACTGTAGCAGTAATAACATTCATT